ATGCCAAAGAAAGCGAAGGAACTGGGCCCATTGGCCGTAAAGCGACTGACCACCCCGGGAAAGCATCCGGTTGGCGGTGTGGAAGGCTTGTATCTCAAGGTCGTGAGCGAAACATCCCGCTCGTGGGTGCTTCGTGTTGTGGTGGGTGGGCGGCGGCGCGAGATTGGCCTCGGCAGTTACTCAGACCAGGGCATAGGTGTCGCGGGAGCCCGGACTAAAGCCACCGCAATGCGCGAGGAAATACTTCGTGGCATTGATCCAGTAATACAGCGGATGGAAGTCGCAAGCCGTTTGCGTGCAAGCCACGCGCTCGAAATCACGTTCGAGGACGCAGCCAAACGATTCATAAAGGCGAAGGCTCCGGAATGGCGCAACGTCAAACATGGCGACCAGTGGACCAACACGATCGTGGAATATGCCAACCCGGTGATCGGGAAAATGATGGTGCGGCATATCACTCGCCCGCATATCGTGGAAATACTCGAGCCGATTTGGGCGACAAAAACCGAAACCGCATCACGTTTGCGCGGCCGGCTCGAGGCGATACTCGATTGGGCGAGAGTGAAGGGTTTTCGTGATGACGGCATTAACCCTGCCGCATGGCGCGGGAACCTCGACAAGCTGCTTTCGGCACCCAAGCGCACTAAGCGCGTTCGCAATCACCCTGCGCTCCCTATCGAACAGATGGGGACGTTTATGGTTACTCTTCGCGCCATACAGGGAATCTCCGCTCGTTGCCTTGAATTCACGATATTGACCGCCGCTCGGTCCGGTGAGGCGCGCGGCGCACGAAGGCCCGAAGTAGATCTGGATAAGGGAATTTGGATCGTCCCGTCCGAGCGGATGAAGGGAAAAAAGGAACATCGCGTGCCGTTGTCGCCAGCCGCGATTGCGCTCGTGAAAGCGATGCCCGTACGCCCGGACAACGATTTGATCTTCGCCAGCCCTCGATCCGGCAGCATGCTTTCAGATATGGCGCTTCTCGCGTTAATGCGCCGTCAGAGCCTTGAAGCGACTCCCCATGGATTTCGGTCGACGTTTCGAGATTGGGCAGGCGAGTACACCAACTATCCGCGCGAGCTGGCTGAAGTCGCGCTTGCGCACATCAAGAACGACGCTACCGAGGCAGCGTACTGGCGGGGTGACGTGCTTGAGAAGCGCAGGCGAATGATGGTTAGAGGTGGCCCCGGAAATCTGGACAGTCGGTTAGGTGGAATCGCTGGGTTCTGAGATAGGCATAATGCCTACAAAGGAAACCAGACGATGACTAAGAGAACCCGTCGCACGCACTCAGCGGCGTTCAAGGCGAAGGTGGCACTGGCAGCCGTACGCGGCGAGCGCACGCTGGCAGAATTGGCGCAGCAGTTTGAGGTTCATCCGAACCAGATCACAGAATGGAAGCGGCAGTTGCAAGAACGAGCGGCCGATGTGTTCGGCGCGGCGGGCGTGCCCGTCAATGAGCCGCCGGTGGATCTGAAGACGCTTCACGCAAAGATCGGCCAATTGGCGCTGGAGAATGATTTTTTGTCCGGCGCGCTCGGCAAGGCAGGCCTGCTGAGCGCAAAGAAATGATTGATCGTGCCCACCCCCTACCGGTTTCCCGGCAGGTCAAGCTGGTCGGCATCAGTCGATCCAGTGCGTACTACGCGCCGAGCCCGGTCAGTGCCGCGGATCTGGCGCTCATGCGCCGCATCGACGAGTTGCACCTGGAGCATCCGTTTGCCGGCGCGCGCATGTTGATGCGCCTGCTCAAGCGAGAGGGCATAGTGGTCGGACGCAAGCACGTCGGCACGTTGATGCGCAAAATGGGCATCGAAGCGCTGTATCGCAAGCCGAACTTGAGCCGCAAACATTTGGCGCACAAGATCTGGCCGTACCTGCTGCGCGATCGGAAGATCGAGCGCGGCAACCAGGTGTACGCACTGGACACGACCTACGTGCCTATGGCACAGGGCTTCGTCTATCTGACTGCTGTGATCGATTGGGCTAGCCGTCGTGTTTTAGCGCACCGGGTTGCGATCACGATGGAAGCTGAGCATGCGGTGGCAGCACTTGAAGAAGCATTCGCGAAATATGGATTGCCTGAGATCGTCAACACCGATCAAGGCAGCCAATTTACCAGTACAGTCTTCACCGACGCGGTCCTGTCGCGCGGGGTCGCTTTGTCGATGGATGGCAAGGGAAGCTGGCGGGACAACGTTTTTATCGAACGGCTGTGGCGCAGCGTGAAGTACGAAGAGATATATTTGAAGGCCTATGAGTCCGTCGGCCAGGCACGGCAGTCGATCGCTAACTACCTGACGTGGTACAACCAGCAAAGGCCTCATTCAAGTCTGTCGGACAAGACCCCGGATGAAGCTTACTTCGCGATGCTGCCCGCGATGAAAACGGCAGCGTGACCGCCCAGCGTTCCACTTAAAAATCGAAAAAACTGTCCGACCGAACGGGGCCACCTCTGTTGACTGGGCTGAATTTATAGCCAAGCCGCACACGCCAGGCGAAGTGATACCGATAAATAGAACAGCATGACCGTTCTGCCGTGCCTAGCCCGACGGGGCGAAGATCGGGTTCCCTACCCGACCGGCACGGCTCCGCTTTTAGGGTTGCTGTGGGGTAAGCATGGAATACGAACCTTATATCGACTTCTCGCCGCGCGGGACGAGAACAGCGGAAGTGGCCGCACTTGATCTGATGGACGAGCTCGAATCGTTATGGATAGCAGTATCGCCCGATGCAACACCGGAGAAGTTTGACGAGATCATTGCGACTCCTCTTCACGATGAAGCTGATGTTGAAACACTTGAAAACGACTACGAACAAATTAAAGATCAAAACAGCGTAGCGCTATCCACATGGCCTCTTATTGAAAAACCTATTGTGCTTGCTTACGCTTACGCAGTGCATGTCAGGCTCGCTGTTTTAGTAAAAGCAAATAATCTTGCGTGGAGCTATGTAGAAGACGCATCTTTTTGGCACGGTGTCGCGATCGGCCTTTTCAAAAGCCGTGGCCATGCACCGGAATCTGAGAGCGTCTCGGCTTTGACGCGCCGTGCTGCGCATGCCCGCCATGCAGAGACCAGGCAAATCATGCAATCAGCGTTCGACTGGCTGACTGAGAATTTTGATGTCAGCTGCAACAGCATGGATCACGCAGCGGAACAGCTGACGAAGGTTGTTCCTGTCGCGTTCAGGACTGCCCGTCGGTACGTCACTAAATGGAACTTGTCAAGACTCCCTCCACGGTGAGTGTAGCCTCTGCGCGCGCGGTGTAACTTGACCGCGCAGCGGTTGCACGCACCACGCATACAGGGTGTTTGCCTTTCCTATTGAGGTAAAGAATTCGTATCAGGCTGAATTATCCAACTGCGAGAACCAGCCTGGCGCATACGTTTTGATCAGCCCGCGTCAGGCCCTCGATGGAGTCCTGATATGGCTAAATCACCCTTCCCCGGCGTCATCTCGCCAACCGTCAAACACTATGACGATCTCGCTGATAGCCAGCGAGTAGACGTAAAGGTCGTTGCTGCGATCTTGGGCGTCTCAATACCGACCGTATGGCGCCACGCCAAAAAAGGCTTGTTGCCGAAACCGCACAAGCAAGGTAGTTGCACGCGCTGGATTGTGCGCGAGCTTCGCGAGGCAATGTCGAGCGCGGAGGCCGCATGAAAAAAGAAAAGGCCACTCCGAAGAGCAGCCCAAAATGCATCCTTGCTGAGGTGCGCGGCAATGATACCGCAGTGGCATTGCACGAGTCACGCGGCGAAGTGCGTGTAGACAGCCGAGTATTCGCCGATCATCTTGGGAACGCTCACCAACACGTTCGTGAACTGATTGAAGGCTACGTGGCAGATTTCGAGACGCTCGGAATACTCCGGTTTCAAACCGGAGAAATCCACGGGCGCGGCCAGCCGGAACGCTACGCGTTACTGAACGAAGATCAGTGCTATCTGCTTCTGTCGTACAGCCGCAATACCGATCGCGTGCGCGCGCTGAAGCTCAAGCTTGTACTGGCCTTTCGAGAATGCCGGGAACGCCGTACCTTGTCGGACACTCAGTACCTGCCCGGGTATCACGCCCTCCACGACGAAGTAATGGCGCTGGCTCAAATCGCGCATGACCACGGTAGCTTGGCCGGCAACGAGGTCTTTCACTGCAACGCCAACAAGCTCGTCAACAAAGCGGCCGGCATCAGCGCCGGAATGCGCGATCAGCTTTCCGACACCCAGCGGCTCATGGTGACCAATCTCCAAGTAGTGATGCGAAACGCGCTGCATGCAGCAATTAAGGCCGGCGCCGACCACAAGGAAGCGTATAGGCAAGCCAAAGAATCCGCGCTGGCTTTCGCTCAAGTCGCCAGCCGACTCCTCGGAGGTGTTTGATGACGAACACCACCCTTCTTCGCATTGAGAAAACCGATAAGCAGCAGATCCGAGTCGATCTGCATGAGTACCGCGGCCGCATGTATGTGGGTCTCCGTCTCTGGTTCCGCGATGACGCCGGCGAATGGTCTCCATCTGAGCGCGGTATTTCGCTTCGTCCGGAACACGTCCCCCAGATCATTCAAGCGCTCACTCTCGCGGTCCAGGCGCACGATCCTAAAAGAGGTGCGTGATGCGGACCATCAATGCAGCGGCGGAAAAATCCGCCACAGCTTCGGCAATCCACAAAGCAGGAAATCCTGCTTTCAGCGCGTACATCGTGAAATCACGTTTTTCAGGAACCCCTACCCAGGGCACTGACAAAACTGACAGAAGTATCGACGCAATTTCACCAAGCACACCGGGAGGTGCCTGCCAAAACTGCCAAAAGCATCTTGTGTCAGTTGTGTCAGTTACCCCGGGCGACATATCCGAAAAAATCGCTTGTATACCCCGGCAGATTCGCTATACTCGGAACGTGTCTGAAATAACAGACGCCGGGTTTTGCAGCCTGAACAATCGAAGCGCACACGCCGCGCTCAGCGGCTTTTTTGTGCGTATCGCCTTTGCGCATCCTTTCTACGGGTGGGCCTCGGTGGGGGCATCTTCGGATGCGCCGGTTCCTTCGGTTGCCGGTCTGCAAACCCTCCCGTGTGCCCGCCCACCCCATTTTGCAGTGGACGGCGGGCCTTCAAACAAACCGAAGGAGCCCGCTATGCGTGCTGTTGCCCCCGCTCGTTCTGAGCATGTAAGCCCCGCCATCATCGAATTCATCGCTCGCGATGCCATCAAGCGCGCTTCACTGGCACCTACGCCGGTCGCCGCGCTCGACATCGCTGGTGAAGCTCTCCTCGCCCTCGCCACCCTGACCCAGCGCGAGGTGAACCATGGCTGATAATCAACTCCACACGGATCTGCGAATTTCCGACACTTCCAATGTGCTTCAGTTTTTATGGCATAGATTCGATGCCAAAGGCGCATCGGATGAAGATCTGGATTTCCTCTCCAATGCCTCAGAGGAGGCGTCGACGCTGGCGAACATAACTGCTGACACGGTGCTGGCGGCCGCAGCCGCAGCCTGCGAAGACAAAGAGGCCGGCCGGGATTTCTCCTTAGTTAATGGCACCAGCGTGCACAATTATCTGTGTCAGGTTGCCAACACATTGGCGGTAATCGGCCAACTTGCAACGATTGCAGGGGGTGCCTCATACGTCCTTAATGAACGTTTCGCAGCAAGGTCTAAAGAAAAATCCCAGCATGTCGGATTCGTTGAGCAGTCCTCACAGGAGGCTGTATGAGCACAATTGCACGAGACGATCAGGAACTCGACGTCAAGGAAGTCGTGCACGAGATTGATGGAGCAGCGTCGCTGCTCGGGCATGCGGAAGAGTCCTTTGGGGACCTATGCGTGATTTTCGAAGCCATACAGGTGGCCACTGAACCCGGTTCGCTTCCAAACCGGCTCGCGAAAATGGCTGAAGCTCTTTGCATTGACCGCTCTTCTGCATTTTGCAGTTACAAAGAGGCCATGCAGCGGAATTATGAGCGCTATCAAGTCAGCCTCGGGGAGGTCGCATGAGCGAAGTCATCAACATCGAAGCTGAATTCGCTAGTGCGTTGTCACATGCTGGGTTCTCCCCCGCCGAAATCGTTGGCGACGGCCAGGTACACCGCTTTGATGGGCCTGATGAAAAACGCGGCAAGCGCTCAGCCTGGTACATCCTGTTCGCCGACGGCATCGGCGTGGGAGTCTTTGGGGACTGGCGAACAGGTCTGAGAGACACTTGGTGCGCCAAAGTCGAAAGCTCATTGACCGATGCTGAGCGTAGTGAAAACCGGGTGCGCATCGCGAAGGCGCGTGCATTAGAGGCGCGCATCCGGACCGAGCGTGCTGACGAAGCGCAGCGCATCGTGACGGCACACTGGGCAGAGGCATATCCGATTAGGGCTGATCACGCCTATGTGGTCCGCAAGAAAATTGCACCCGCGGGAGCCAAGCAGCGGTTTGCGGCAATTATGGTGCCGCTCCGCGACGCTGACGGCGTGTTGCGCAGCGCCCAGTACATCCAGCCGGACGGCAAGAAAACATTCAAGAGCGGCGGGATTGTCGCCGGCTCCTTCTGTACCGTCGGCGCCGGACTAAACCCATCGACACCTTTACTAGTATGCGAAGGCTGGGCGACGGCCTGCACCCTGCGACAGGCTACTGGCTATCCGGTAGCGGCAGCGATGAGCGCCGGCAATCTGATGGCGGTGTGTACCGCGCTTCGCGAGAAGTATCCCGGCCGCTCGATCATCGTGTGCGGCGACGATGATTTCACGCCCGGCAATCCTGGTCGAACTGCGGCTCAAGCGGCCGCGCTGGCTATCAACGGCGCGGTCGCTCAACCGACTTTTTCCAAACGCACCAACGACGATACGGACTTCAACGATATGGCGGCAAAGGAAGGTTTGGCCGCAGTGAAAGCGGCTATCGAAAACGCGCAACTGACCGCCGCTGTTGAAGCCGGCAAAGCGACGCCCGACTGGCCGGCACCAGAGCCTTTGCCGAATTCATTGCGGCCGGTGGCTGATTTCGATATGCGGCTTTTGCCTGAGTCTCTGTGTCGTTGGGCTGAGGACATCGCGAATCGTGTGCAATGCCCGCCCGACTTCATCGGCGCCACGATCATCGGTGTACTCGGCACGATCATCGGCCGGCGCGTCGGCGTTCGCCCCAAATCACGCGACGACTGGACCGAATACGCGAATCAATGGGTATGCATCGTAGGTCGGCCCGGTGTTATGAAGTCGCCTGCAATGTCTGCTGTGCTTGCGCCGCTCAAGCGGCTCGACTACGACGCGTCAATGCAGTTCGAGAACGAGCTGGCGCTCTTCGAGGCCGAGGCCAAAATCCACAAGATGCGTCAGGACGCTGGCGAGAAGAAAGCCATGGCAGCGCTCAAGAAAAACCCGGACGCTCACGTAAGCCTGCCTGAGACTGACGAACTGGATCCGCCGAAGCATCACCGCTATCTGGTGAACGACGCGACCGTCGAGAAGCTTGGGGAAATCTGCGCCGACAATCCGCAAGGAATCGGCGTGTTTCGAGATGAGCTGGTGAGCTTGCTGAAATCGCTTGAGCGTGACGGGCAGGAAAGCGCGCGCGGCTTCTATTTGACGGCTTGGAACGGCAACGAATCCTACATTGTCGACCGCATAATGCGCGGCCATCAGCGAATCGAGGCGGTTTGTTTGAGTGTGATCGGCAGTACACAACCCGGCCGGCTGTCGGAATATCTGCGCGGCGCGATTGGCGGCGGTGCGGCGGATGATGGGTTGATGCAACGTTTCGGCGTGCTGGTATGGCCCGACGTGCCGCGGCAGGCGTGGGAAAACGTCGATTGCTGGCCCGACGCCGAGGCGAAACACAGTGCGTATGCAGTCTTCGAAAAGCTGGACGTTGCCGATCCGATCGAGACGTGGAAAGCGGAACTGCCGACGGGCCCGGACGGCCAGCATGACGGTAACCCGCCGTTCCTCCGGCTTGATGCCGAAGCTCTGGAACTGTTCGTGGAGTGGCGGACCGAGCACGAGAACGAGCTGCGCGGAGGCGATCTTCACCCGGCGATGGAAAGTCATCTTGCGAAGTACAGGAAGCTGGTCCCGTCGCTCGCATTGGTGCTGCACTTGGCTGATGACGGGATTGGCAATATCAGTGCCCAAGCGATGACTCGGGCACTTGCTTGGGCGGCGTACCTACGCAGCCACGCCGAACGTGCTTACGGCTCAGTCCTGCTCGCCGAGGTTTCTGGTGCGAAGGCGCTGCTGAAGCGGATCGTGGTCGGCGACATCGAAGATGCGTTCACGGCGCGCGACGTCTATCGCAACCAGTGGTCGGGCTTGGAGAACCGCGAAGCGACTGCAAAAGCGATCAGCGTCTTGGTCGAATACGGGTATCTGCGAACCGAAGCAGTTGATACGGGCGGCCGTAGCAAGTCCCTCTATCGGATCTATCCGGAGTTGCGGTCATGAGAAGCCAGAGCGATCGCATATGGGACCTTGTCGAGTCTCTAGAGGACACCGCCCCGCCGTTGGACGAACTCAAGCGGGCTGCGTGGCTTTGCGGAACGCTAGAGGCCGCTGGGCGTCTTTTGCATCCGACGGTGCAACCACTGTGGCATGACTACAAAATTGGCGTTGAGTATTTCGTAAGCAACCTCGATAAGAAAACGGCGCGCGCCCTACGCCCATTTTTCTACGCCGGATTTACGGCTTTGCTGGTATGTGCCGACGAGCCCTTATCGGAGATGCGTGATCACGCCGAGGTGTGGCGATGAATAAATACCTCGACCGCCTCAAACCCAGCAAACACCCTTCTGTCAGTTTTGTCAGTGGCGTGGGTGAGCATATCGAAAAACGCGATTCGGCTTTTGTCAGTTCTGTCAGTACCATGGGGGAGCGCCTTGAAAAAAACGATGCACCTTCTGTCAGTTTTGTCAGTGAGCCGGGTGGGCGTATTCCAAAAATCGATTCAGACGAAATTCCCACGGATTGCATCGGTGCACTTCTCACGCCTGCGGGGAACCTCTATCTGCCATGGGGCCCGCAGATAAATTCTCAGACGCTTCGGGAGTGGCGCGACAAGCTTGCGTTGATAGTTGCTGATCTCGCGTCACTGGAGGGATGGCGGCCGGAAGATCGCTCGCACGTAATCGAATGCATCTATCAGCAGCCGGCCAGCACCCTGCGCGGCGACCTAAAGTACTTTCGCCTTCGATTGGAAAAGGCGCGCGCCGAAACGGCTACAGGAAAGGAGCGACATGCTGATCGTGCACGAAGAGTCTGACGACTTCATTTTAAGCGGCTGGGAGTACTTCTTTGCGTGGAGGGAGAGCCGCAATTACCTGCTGCTCTTCGACGCGTTAGACCGGCTGGATCGGGCAGAGCGATCATGGTTCCGGGCAGGTAACGGAAAACGGCCATTACGCCGCGAATGGCAGGTGCTTCGCCGCTGTGTGACCGCTGGCCTATCCCGGTTGCGGGAGCCATTAATCACGGCCACCACGCCGTCTCAAACGCAGAAGGCGCTGTACCGCGGCGGCAAGCGGGCGCCGTTGGCACGCGTCGATCAGTTGAACATTCGATCAATCCGCGTGGCGTTGTTGGGCTCGGGGTCGCGTGGCGTGAACTTCGACGTTGCGCGGGACACGCTCGTAGCATGGGGTATTTCGCGTAAGCGAAGCTATCTGGTCAAGTTCGCTTCTAAGCATGGCTTGACCCGCCGTCCGCTGTCCCGCCTCACCCGCAAATCCACAGCCGCACCGGCCGGTCCATTTAGATGGCCCAATCAATTCACCAAACGGAAATAAGTTACCTCGCCTCGCATAGTTGAGGTAAGAAAAAGCAATCTGTCAAATTGCGGTCATCGAAAGCCAACAAGGTAAATCCGATGACATCGCAAGCAATCTCAACCCGTGACGCACTGCGTGGTTTCGACGATCTCCCCGACGTCGCGCGCGTGCGGATTTCGGTTGTAGCCGCCCTGCTCTCAGTCGGCACCCGCACCGTCCATCGCCGCGTTGACGTCGGCGAGATCCCCCAGCCCATTAAACAAGGTGGCGTGCTCACGTGGCGCGTTGGCGATCTGCGCTCCGCGCTGGGCGCTTCGCCGACGAGTAAGGAGTAACGCATGCCCGCAAAGCAGACTGACCCACTCGCAAAATATCTCGGTCTCTCCACGACCGTCGCGTCGAAATTAACTGCTCAATCGCCTCGTCAGTCCGCCCCACCCACCGCGAAGCCAAACGCATCTAGACCGCAACGTGTATCGAGCTCGACACCCTTCGCGGACGCAATGGGAAAGGCGCTTTACGCCCCAGCCCGCGCGACCCCCCAGAAGGGACTCAACAGTGCTGAAACCCTTGCCGCCCAGATTGTCGCCGCCGGCAAGGAACGGCGCGGAGAGGCTGTGAAGCCCGCCGCAACTCAACCCAGTGAAGCCAATACAACGGCTCAACGAATCATCGATGCCGGAAAGCGCCGGCGCGGTGAGATTTAACCAAAAGGAAAATGATGTCCGCACCCAAACTTCGAGATCAGCTCCACGCGAAGCGCGTAGAAATAGCAAAGCTGCATGAGGACGTTGCGCGCTGCGACTCGTCCGCCGCAACCGGAGACGTTCATAGGCAGGCCGTCGCCGACCTGAAGAAGCAGCGCGAAACCATCGTCGCCCAGGCATTTCTCGATAGCACCAATCCCGATACAAAGAAGCTCGACAAGCAGATCGCTGATGCGGAGCAAGCGCATCGCGCGGCGATCGATACAGGTGTCGCCGCCGCTAACGCCAAAGTGATTTTGGCGAGAAAAATTGAAGTGGCTACTTCCGAGCTGGAAGAGATTGAACTGGAGAACACCAGCCAGGCCGTGAAGGAGTGTGGGGAGGCGTATGCACGGGCGATCGATGAATACGAAAAAGCGCTGGCGGCGTACATCTCGGCAATAGCCGGCATACACGCGGCCGCGGCGACTTCTTCGAATTTCGGCACGGCTACTTCGACGTACCAGATGAACGCGTATGACGCGCTGGTGCGAATGATCGGCCAACACGGGATTGTGAGCGCCCCCCCTAACTTTCACCCTTCTCCAATATTGGATCGTGGTCCCGATTGGAGTATGACCGAGCCCCACGTCTTGCGCATTGCACAACGTCTCGAGGATCGCGGGATCGAGTTGCCGCAACGGCTGGCCGAATTGGTTGAGAAGGAGGTGGCGTAATGGATTTCGCTGCTGCCAAAAAATTGAAGGTTCGCATCCTTCGCGGGACCATTCAAAGCCCAAAGGCCACGTACACGGTCGGCGATGACGTTGACATCGATGAGCCTCTCGCGCTCTTGTTGCGTAGTCAGCTACTCGTGAAAGTTTACGGCATGGATGATCTCAATCCTGTCGATGAAGACGGGGATGCCTTGCTGATGAGGTCGCGAGCGATTCTCGGGAAAAGCGAAACGATCGACATCGTTGCAGGTGTTCGATGAGAAGCCTGTCCGACAGACGGATGCTCGCGCAACGGAGAAACCGCATGGATGTGATCAATGTGAAGCCGACGCTGAAGTTGCGCCTGAAGCGGCCGGTGATGATAGGGAGCGGGCGAGGCGCCATCCGATACACGGATCTCGCGCTTGCGTGCCCGACGAAGAAACAGGCCGAACGGGCCGCGAAAGCCGGTGACGACATGGACCAGCTTATATCCATGCTCGCGCTGGTCGCCGAAGTGCCTGCTGAGGCCATTGAGCGGCTGGGTGCACGCGACTTCGCGGCCGCGTGCCGCTTCATGAGCCAGTTCGGAGAAGATGAATATGGCGAATAATTTCCAGGTCGTGTTGACGGCCGTCGACCAGACGAACGGCCCGATCAATAAAGCGAAAAACTCGCTGCAGCAGCTTGCAAAGCAAGCATCGACGGTGACCTACCGGCACACCGACCGGTTGACTCACGTGGTGGAATCATTCTCAGCTGGCAATGGCGCGGTTTCAGGATTCTTGCGCGGAACGCTGGGTGTCGTCGGCGGTGTAGCTGCGGCAGTGTTTGCTCTGTCGAAACTCGAAGCTGCGTGGGCAGCGCAGGGTCGAGCGATGACCAATCTGGGCACCCGCACTGGCCTTGCAACGCCCGAGGCGTACAAAGTCCAGTACGCCGGCCGGCTCGCCGGACTCACGCCCGAGCAAGCGAACGGTGGCATCGAACAGCTTCGCCAAACGTACAGCGACGCGCTGAACAATCGGAACCCTGAGGCATTGAAGCGGTACCAGGCGGCAGGGATCTCGACCGACCCCACTCACATGGATACCGTGGAAACGGTACTCACCAAGCTTTCCGCTTACGCGCAAACGCTGCGCGATCAAGGCAAGTACGGGGGTTCTTCGAATTACTTGAATGCAGCAGGCGCCGGGCAGCTTATCGATTTCCTGAATCGCGGTCCTTCTCGCGTAGCGTCAGACCTTCAGAATGCGACGTCCTATGTTCCAAGCCCGCTCGACATACAGCGCGCCAATCAATACGCCGACGCGACCGCTAAGCTTGGTATCACCTACGAAAATCTGCGCAACACGATCCTGAGCGACTTTGAGCCGGCGCTCAACTCGGTTTTGCGCGCGGTCCAGTTTGCGTTTGATACGGTCGAGGGCCGCAAGACGCCGGACACAAAGCGCGTGCACGAAGGTTTCGAGCAGTTCGGAAACCAGCTGCGCGGCAATGGCGCGCTGACCAACGAACAGCTTCAGCAAAACGGCCCTGATCCTACTGCACGGCACCCGATCGAGGCTTTCGGCAATTATCTGCGCGGCAATGGCGCTCGATCCAATGCAGAGGTGGCGGCCGAGCCGAACGCGAACGTGCCGCGCGCCATTGAGTATTTCACCCAGCACGGATCATCGCGCATCGAAGCGATCGCAAAAACAGCTAATCTGGTTCGTGAAAGCAAACTTGACCCGGTAGCGGAGGGCGACAACGGCGAAGCGTTCGGCGTGGCGCAGTGGCACAAAGACCGGCAAAAGGATTTCGAAAAATGGTCGGGGCACACTATCCGCACCTCCACGCTCGAGGAACAGCTTGGGTTTATGGACCACGAGCTGCGAGCCGGAAACTACCAGGGCACGAATGCCGCGTTGAAGTCGGCTGGATCAGTCGAGGCAGGCGCCGCAATCCTCTCGCGCCAATACGAGCGGCCCAAAGCAGCTGATGCCGAAGCAAGCGTACGCGCAAGCATCGCCTCGCAGCTTGCCGCACTCTATCCCGCTGCACCCGCACCCGCTGCAGGATCTGAAACCACGGCAATGGGCGCGGTGAAATCGCTGATTTCCGGAATTTATCCGAGAGGCGTCGCAGCACAGGCAACACCGCCCGACGAATCACAAGCCGTACCGGAAAGCCCATATGCAAGCCGGCGCGAGCAGCCCGAGGCCGAAGGCGGTCCGGTCGGTCGCGGTGAGCGGCAGCAGGCGATCAAGCTGGAGATCGTTCACAGGAATCCGCCGCCCGGTACGAACGTGAATGTCACGTCACCGCGTGACGTAGACGTTTCGATGACTACGGATCGCCAAAGCATGTCGCTCGGTGAACAGTTCGCTTCGCGCCCGGGAGCGTTTTAATGCCCAGCGCCGACCGAATTTCCGAAATGCAGGGCGGCACCGCACCCGGGGAGAACGAGGTTCGGATCCGGTTCACGGCGGATGGACTGACTCTCACCGGCTGGAAGGCAGTGCGTATCACGCGCTCTATCGAGACCGGGACATCATATTTCGAGATGCGCTGCTCATCCGACGCCAATGCGTTCAAACTGATTTCCAACGAGGGCGCGCCGGTCAAGATCACGATCGGCCAGGATGTGGTGCTGTCGGGGTATCTGGAAACCGTACAGCACATCCTGACGCCCAAGTTTCACGATCTCATCCTTTCCGGGCGCGGCAAGTGCGCGGATCTTATTGACTGTTCGTGTCGCATCGATCGCGTCAACGTCTCCGCGACATTGGAGAGCCTGGCGACGTCAATTGCGGCGCCCTACGGCATCGATATATTCATTCCGCCAAATGGGACGCAGGCGATTCTCGACGCGCTTCCAAAGCTTCCTCGCCAGCTGGTCAGCATCACCGAAACCGCATGGGAAGTGATCGAGCGCTACGCCCGCTACTGCGGCGTGCTCGTTTTCGAAAGCGAGGAAGGCGAGTTGACCCTTTCGACCGCTGGGACCGAGCTATCAGCATCAGGCGTTGGCGTGGGCGCGAACATCGAAGCAATCACCTGCACCAAGACAACACTAGGAACCTACTCCACCTATAACGCGGTACTCAGCGCGTACAGCGCCAGCACGGACGACGAAGGCGTGGTCAACATGCCGGCGGTCACCGTCGTGGCTCAGTCGTCCCGGCTGCGGCCCACGTTTTTCGTGTCGGAGCAAAGCGCGACGGATCGGCGCTTCATCGAAAAACGTGTGAACTGGATGGCGGCCCGCGCGTACGGCCGGTCCCGCCGCGTGCGGGTACTGACGGACGGATGGCGGGCTGAAGATGGTTCCCCGTGGCTGGTCAACGTCAATTACCCGGTGTCCGGGCCCAGCGTGGGCGTTCCCGATCGGACGACCCTTCTCCTTATTGAGGCGACGTTCATTCTCGACGAGAACGGCCATCACGCGGAGCTCGCGTTTGCACCGCGTCAAGGGTTTATCCCGGAGCCGGTCGCGCTCGACACGCTGCCGATGGACGAATCCACTACTTCAGGGGTACAGCAATGATGGAAGCATTCAACCGACTGTCGCGGCGCATGCTGCTGCTGATGTCCCGCGGGGGCGTGACGTTGACCGATGACACCAAACCCGTGCAGACAATCCAAGCACAGGTGAACCAGCTCGAGCTTATCGACGACCTGCCCCGCTTCGCCGAGTATGGTTTCACATCAAATCCCCCGAAGGGAACGCAAGTCGTTATCGCCTTCAAGAATGGAGACCGTGACGACGGCATCGTGATCGCGACATCAAACGCCAAATATCGAATGACTGGCCTGGCAACGGGCGAAGTGGCGATTCACGACGACACGGGCCAGTCGGTGTACCTGTCGGCTGCCGGCATGATCCTGAATGGCGGTGGAAAGCCGGTGACGATCACCAACACGCCGAAGGTCCGCGCTGAAACGCCGCTTCTGGAATGCACTGGCGACATCGTCGACCACTGCGACACGACCGGCCGAAGCATGGTTGCAGACCGTCAAATCTACGATACGCACAACCACAACTTCGTCGCGGCGAGCGGGTCAGCCAACCTCACGACGAACGTGCCGAACCAGGCGGAGTAAGGCGGCCATGCTCACCATCTCGATCAAAACCAACATCAAGGAGATCTCCAAGCGGCTGGACGATCTCTCCCGGAAGCAAATGCCTTTCGCCGCATCGCAAGCGGTCAATGCGGCCGCCGTGAAAATCCAAGCCGCCGAGCAAGCGAACATGCGCAAGGTGCTCGACGAGCCGACACCCTTCACTATCAATTCGGTGGGCGTTAAAAAAGGGAACAAGTCCAATCCCACAGCGATCGTGTTCGTAAAGCCGATCGCGGCCGGATACCTTGATCCTTATGAAATTGGCGGCACGAACAAACTGAATAGCCGCGCCCTGCTCAAGCCGATCGAGGCAAGGCTGAACAAGTACGGCAACCTGCCTCGAAATTACATCAAGAACCTGCTCGCGGATCCAAACGTGTTCGTTGGGCCGGTCACGTTTCGACGGAGCGGCCAGACCATCAACGGAATTTGGATGCGTCCGCCCGTCGCCAAGCGGCGCCAAGTGCGCGGAACGGCGCGGCGCTCCGGTACCAATCAAGGAATGGTCGCCGGCCGGCAAACCGGGCTGAAGCTGTTGATTCGTTTCGCCGACGCTCACCCTGTAACCCAGCGTCTCGGATTCGGAGATCTCGCTCAGCGCATGGTCCCGATGATCATTCAACGTGAGTTGCGTGACGCGCTGGCCCAAGCTATCACCACGGCCAAATAACCATGAGCGTGAATCTCTTTCGAATCGGCCGGGTTTGGCACTTCCGATACACCGTCGACGGCAAGCGGGTCCAACGATCAAGCAGAAGCACCCAATACGCTCGAGCCGAAAAGGTTGCGCAGGCCGCATATCGCGAAGCAAGCCTCTGGGCTCGCAACGGCCGCGTGATCCCGACGCTTCGTGAGCTCGTCTCGCAATGGCTGCAGGCACACGATAACGTTGTCAGTCGGTCGCACATCAGCGGCGTGGAAACCTTCGGGCGCCTTCATCTATACGGGCTCGGCGATACCTTGATTGATGAGTTGACCACGGCGTCCGTCGAGCAAGCTCGGAACCAGCATCTCGAAACGCACGCGGCCACCACGGCAAACCACTGGTGCCGAACGATTCGACTGCTGTGTAACTGGGCAGTCCATCGTGAAGTGATTCCGGCCGTGCCGTTCAAGGTCAGGATGATCAAAGTCCAGAAAAAAGCTCGTGCCACGTTGCCACACGACCTCACCGCCCAATGGCTCAAGGCGATCGATGAGACTGCCCCACCCGGCATTCAACTCGCGGTGAGGCTCATGCTCGGCATGGGATTGCGGGAATCAGAAGCAGCGTCCGCCCGTTGGGAGAATTGCGACTGGCTCCGAATGTCTTACACACCCCCGAAAACCAAAGGTCGCGAGGCTGACCCTGTTCCAATGCCCATCTGGCTTTGCGACTACCTGAGGCCATTGCGAAAGATCACTGGACCGATGATCGTCAAGCCTGACGGCCGCCAGTACGGTCGCGGCTTCACACGCGCCAGCATTCATGCCGCGACTCAGCACGTCGGCATCGACCGGATCACACCACACAGATTGCGAGCCTCGTTCGCAACTTCACTCAGCTATGCCGGCGTGCCCGTCCAAGCGATCCAACGAGCGATGCGTCACAAGAACGTCGCGACCACTGTGAACTACCTTGAAGTTGATATGAACAGCGTGGCAATCGCCCAACAACGCATTGCCGAACAGTGTGGATTGGGCACATGAACCTCGCCAACATCCACCTCCAAACCATCGGCAATCACGCGGCGAACAAATCGCGGCCCGCGCCAACTGCCAATACCCACGCCCTAATCAGGACTTGTGATATTCGAACGATCGTGCGAACCGCCCTGCCCGACCGCAACCACGCGCGTCTTTGTAAACCTTTCCTGTTTCGAGGGTGCGGCGCCCACTCGCGACCCATCCGACCGTGTAGGAAATACCTTACAGAATTGTCAGGGTCCCTCCATGAAGAAAAACCACTACGGGCTATTGCGCACCCCGATTCTCCCCTAGCTGGAAAATTTTTAATTTAGGGTAATTCAAGGGCAATATCAGCCCATAGAGGAAAACTATGACACTCGTATCTCAGGCGCAGTTCGCGAAGATCCGCGGCGTTTCAGCAAAGACGGTTTCAAAGTACAAAGACAAGAAAAGGCTTGTCACACAAGGCCGTTTGGTCGATGTTGAAAAATCTATTGAGCTTCTTGACCGGTACCACGACAACCGCGCGGCAGCCGTTACCCCCACCATTACCCCCCCAGGTAACGAAGGGGTAACGGTGGCCGAAAAAACAGACTTAAGGGGTAACGCTGACGGCGAAAAACAGCCCGCAATTGCGTTTTCAGACGATCGTCCGCCGGTAGAAATGCTGCCCGGCGAAAAATATGACCAGGCGGCTGCACGCGTTTTGATCGAGCGCGGCGCCAACATGAGTTTCGACGAGGCGCGCCGGGTCAAGGAAAACTACCTCGCCCTGCTGAACGAGCTGGAATACGACCAGAAGTCCGGGCAAGTTGTCATGGTCGCGGATGTCGCGAAGGCCGTTGGCGAAGAATATGCGAAGGTCCGAACCCGGCTTCTATCGATCCCGTCTGGAAATTCGCCGCGGCTGCATCGATGCAAAACGGTCAACGAGCTTAATGACCTGCTGACGGAGATCATTACTGAGGCGCTCGAGGAACTCACGGCCGACAAGATCTAGTCCATGCGTCAGCCGGCGGTGCGCAAAACAAACACCGGCATCTGTCGACGCAATGTGGCCAGGCGGGGGTTACCTCTTCGAGTGGCATCGCTCTCCCCTGGCAGCGGCCGGCAGACCTCACGATCAAGCTGTGGCCGAAAAACCGGCCACAGCACTTCCCAGCACTCAGGTAGGATAAAAACAGGTGCATCTGCCGCGTATGCGATTTGCGACAACCAAGCTTAAAAAATCGGTAGCGCATTAATTTCGCAAAAAACTTTCTGCCCACCTTATAAAGAATAACAAATACGGGTCACGAATATTTAACACATCTTCGCTGTGGTCCCATTCCAAAATTGTTCTTTGAGCACCGTCGTTAGCTAACAGGGACATTTGATAGCAAGCGCCAGTTACGCTCGATCCAACCGGTGTCTCGGTTTCGCATATCGCTTTGATACGGTCCAATAATTCGGGATAGCGAAAATGTAGCGTTGGGGGTGATGCGGCTATGGCCTTAAGAATAATAATATAAACATCTCCAACCGTACCATCGTTCAAACGATATTGATTTCTTTCAGTCCCACGGGTTTTCGGTCCTTCGTTCAAACGCTCCAAAGTATTTGAATAATCAGCGCTTTGTGCAGTGCGATTGCAAATTGACTTGAGAAAGTGATGATCATTCGGAAATACGGTAATTTTATCAGGTCGGACTCTAACCTTCGCTTCGTAGCAAGCGTTCAAGCACGCCGACTGCATAAGTTGTGGTGAACCGGCAGCTTCACTCGCCAAAAAATTCATTGATTCGCGATCAACCTGAACATTTAACTTTTCAAAACCAACTTCAGCAATTTTTCTTAAGATATCCAATTTCCAATAATCAAAGTCTATCGAAACAACACGCCCTCGAAGGTCCGAGTTTGCGCGGAGGACATCCTCGGAATGGTAAGGAACGGAAGCGCATACTATTACGACGCCCTTGTCAATCGCCTCTTTAATCTGCCGCGCGACTTCAATTTGAATGTCTCGTTGAATATAATGAAAATCGTCTATGAAAAGTACTAAACCGGAGTTGGCCAGCTCAGAAATCAAAAGTTGGAGATAATCTACCGCTTTTGTATTACCAGAAGTTGTTTTAGTGCCGGAAGTGTCGGTGTCTGACAAACCAACTTCGCCCCTCAAAAACGGTAGCCCGCCTGAGACTTTGGCACCGTTCGTACTCGCATAATTTTTAGTTTCTTCCGATGACTCGGTATATGAAACAGCGGTTCCAATCTGATGAAACACCCTCAACCAAAGTTGGTCTACGCTATTAACTCCAGCACCCGTCACTGGAATGAGGTTATCTGAACCGGTGATGCTCTTCACAAACACTGTCTTTCCCGATTTGGAGGGTCCAGAGATTGAGATTAGCATCCCACCTTGATCAAGGGCATCTTCAAAAAGCTGACGTCGCTCAACGAGATGTTCGTTGATAAGTGTAACCGTTGGGGTTTTCCCTGGCGTGAAAATCTCCGATGCTTTCAT